GATCGATATTCGGGGGGACCTCAAAATCTATGCGCAGCCGATTCGCGCAGATGAGAAGGGAAATCCCTCGCACATCTATGTGGCCATGGTCGATGTGTCGCAGGGGCAAGAGCAGGATTACAGTGTTATAAATATCTTTGACGTGTCGATATCGCCGTTTCGACAGGTCGCCGTGTATCGTCGGAATAATATCACACCACAACTGTTTGCGCCAATCGTGCGTGATGTTGCTGCGTATTATTGTAACGCATATACGCTGGTTGAAATCAACGACGTTGGCATTCTTGTTGCGGATACGTTACACGCGGAACTAGAGTACGAACATATTCTCTTCGTGCGCATGCATCCCAAGCGCGGCCAGATGTTGGCCGGCGGGTTTCATGTGAAGTCGCGGATGGGATTGCGACAAACACAGGCCACAAAGCGTATTGGTTGTGCTGCGTTGCGGGCAATGGTCGAGAAAGACCAACTTCTCATTTATGATTACGATACGCTACGGGAACTAACAACGTTCGTTGCACACGGGCACAATTACAAAGCAGAACAGGGCGCCCATGACGATTGTGTAATGACGCTGGTACTCTTAGGATGGTTGTCCGCACAAAGAGGATTTGAGAACTATGTGGGCTTGTCCATGAGGAAGTTGCTCATCAATCAATACGAACCCGTCACACTTGATGAACCGTTTGTGGGATATCTTAGCGACGAACCCACGGTCTCGTGGACCGAGGATGGCGACCGCTGGACGCTCTCGGATGAAGATATCGCAAAAGACTTCTGGGGATGACGAACGTGCCGAAAGTCTAAATACAGGTATAGGTATCCGCAGTTACATCTGGCGGCACAAATTTCGCGGTATTCTTTTTTCACCGAATCCCGTTACGAAGGAGATATAGGGTTATGGCATTTCAAGTTTCGCCCGGCATTAATGTTTCTGAACGGGATCTGACAACGGGCGTCGTAAACGTCTCCTTGTCGTCCGGCGGATTCGTTGGCCCTTTTGTGTGGGGACCATGTTTGCAAGTGCAGAATGTTAGCAGTGAGGTTGACTTGGTGGCTCAGTTCGGTGAACCAGATGCCAACAATTTCCAATATTGGTACTCTGCTGCGGCATTTCTCGCATACTCCAATACGCTCAAAGTTGTTCGGGCAATCAGCGGCAATGCGCTGAATGCGACGGGTGAGGTCAAGTCAACCACCGGCACAGGGATGGCGAATACCTCGACGACAGCCATTACCGGAACAGGTACGCTGTTCTCGACTGAATTGGTTGTCGGCCAAACAATTACGCTTGGAACAGACGAAGAAGCCACTGTCGCCACGATTGTCGACAACACACACATCACCGTCTCTTCTGCGTTGAGCGGCGCCGTTTCTGGTGCCAATACCTATACCACATACGGTGTGCTTATTAAGAACGATACCCACTGGGATTCGTCCTTTGCATCCGGCACTTCGGGATACGGAGCCGTTGCAGCTAAGTGGCCGGGTGATTTGGGAAATTCGCTCAAGGTGAGTATCTGCCCATCCGCAGCGGCCTTCCAAGCGAATGCGACCGGTAGTCTCGTCACGACAGCAGGTAGCGCGACGGTCACCGGCACCGGAACACTCTTCCAGACTGAACTGATTGTTGGTGATTACGTCCTCATCAATAAGAAGCGATATCAGGTGAAGTCGGTAGCATCCAATACGTCGATGACCATGGAAAAGTCGGTGACCACCGCGAATACGTGGACAACCACCAATTGGCAGCGTCAGTGGGAATACTGGGACGACTTCGACGCCGCGCCGGGAACAAGCGCGTATGGAACTGACCACGGAGCTACCACCGACGAAATGCATGTGGTAGTCACGGACGAGGATGGGAAATTCGAGGGCTTGGTTGACAATCCCGTCGAACGATATGCCTACGTTTCGAAAGCCTCTGATGGCAAGTCTCCAAACGGCGACAACAACTACTATGTCAATGTGCTGAATCGCCAGTCTGCATATGTATGGTGGTTAGCGCATGTGGGCACCACGACAAACTGGGGTTCAAAAACACTGGGTTTGACCTTTGGTAGTAAGTCGCTGCCGTACACGAAGTCGCTGCAAGGTGGCAACGACGAGAACGAGAACATCACCGTTGGTCAGGTTGAAACAGGATGGGACCTCTTTGTCGACCCGGACTCGACAGAAGTTTCGCTACTGATTACCGGTCCTGCGGCACCATCGACATTGGGCACTTATGTCGTGGACAACATCGCCGCCGTGCGCAAGGATGCCGTTGCATTCTTGTCGCCACTGAAAGCCAGTGTGGTGGACAATCTCGGGAGCGAGAACGCGTCAATCACGACCGACAGAAACAATCTCCCATCGAGCAGCTATGCCGTAATGGATAGCGGCTGGAAATACACATACGACAAGTACAACGATGTATATCGTTGGGTGCCACTCAACGGGGATGTTGCGGGCTTGGCAGCGCGGACCGATCAGACGAACGACTCGTGGTACTCACCCGCCGGCTTCAGTCGCGGCAATATCAAGAACGTGGTGAAACTCGCATGGACACCAAAGCAGGCTGACCGTGATGACCTCTACAAGATCGGCGTCAACTCGGTAGTGAGTTTTCCTGGTCAGGGTGTGTTGTTGTATGGTGACAAGACGATGTTGAATCGTCCAAGTGCGTTTGACCGCATCAATGTTCGTCGATTGTTCATTGCCCTAGAGAAGACGATTTCGCAGTATGCGAAAGACAATCTGTTTGAGTTCAATGATGAGTTCACACGGTCGCAATTCACGAATGTGGTTGAGCCATTTCTACGAACTGTCAAAGCGCGTCGGGGTATCACAGACTTCTTGGTCGTCTGCGACTCGACGAATAACTCGGCGGATGTTGTGGACAGGAATGAGTTCGTTGGAACTATCTTTGTGAAACCGAGCCGTTCAATTAACTTCATCCAGTTGAACTTTGTAGCCGTGCGTAGCGGTGTGGCGTTCCAAGAGGTAATCGGCGCAGTCTAACGCGCGTCTAGAGGAGAACAGGTATGTCATTTAATCTTGACCAGTTTCGTAGTAAACTCAAGGATGGTGGTGCGCGGCCAACACTCTTCGAGATGGAATTGCGATGGCCGTCAACGATAAGGGCCGGAAACGATGCAGCCCAAGCGTCGCGATTTATGGTGAAAGTTGCGGAGATTCCGGCATCGACCGTGGCTGCGATCACGGTTGGGTATTTCGGACGCAAACTCAATGTAGTTGGCGATCGCTCATACGCCCCGCTCACGGTGACAGTCATCAATGATGAAGATTTCATCATTCGCCGAGCGACGGAGGAATGGATAGACCGTATGTCGGGTGCCAGTAGTGCAGTCTCGCAGTATCGGGGCGGTAGTGCTGAGGGGGGATATACATCAAAACTGTCAGTGACCCAATTTGGTCGTCAAGGTGAAAGATTGCGCACGTATGATTTTATAGGCGCGTTCCCCACTGAGGTGTCGTCGATTGCCTTGGGCTGGGACAGCACCGATACCATTGAAGATTATACCATCGGATTCGCTTATCAGTGGTGGGAAGTGGCCGGAGAACTTCCAACACGCGAAGCGCCGGTGGTTAATGTTGATGTTAATGTTGGTTAATAAATAGTTCGTCTATCAAGGAGGGCCCTTTCGGGGGTCCTCCAACAATGAACGTGTCTTATATCATTCACCTTCCTTCCGAGGATATATAATTGCCCCGCTTATTTGGATTTGAGTTTGATTGGAATAGGCGGTCATCTGCGCCCGTTGCAGTCAACAATGACGCACCCTCGTCCAATACCGTCAGTTTCGTACCGCCTGATAATCAGGATGGCGCACTTAACGTGCAGCACGGCGCGGCTGGTGGCCACTTTGGCTACTACCTCGACCTTGACGGCGGCATTGTTGACGACTTCCAACTTATCAACCGCTATCGCGAGATGCAAATCATCGCGGAAGTTGATGAGGCGATTGACCAAATCGTTAATGAACTCGTCGTACAAGATGCGGACCGACTACCTGT